CGCCAGAGCCCATCAAGGCGCCAGAGCCCATCAAGGCGCCAGAGCCCATCAAGGCGCCAGAGCCCATCAAGGCGCCAGAGCCCATCAAGGCACCAGAGCCCATCAAGGCGCCAGAGCCCATCAAGGCGCCAGAGACCACAGCACTATCAATAATTGATCCGCTACCGTCACTTCCGATGGTTAAATCTAGCGATAGTATAAGTTTCTCAGATACCGACAGTGCGTTAGATTCTACCGGAACAGAAACAATGGTCCAGGCTCCAAAAGATATTCAGCATTTAGAGGAATTGAGACGACGACGCGAAGAGGAAGAGGAGGAGGAGGAGGACGAAGATAAACTCAAAATTGGAGGCAACATAGATTTGGAAATAAGCGATGTCAATGACCTGAGTAAAACATTAAAATTAGAATCTATACCCGTTTTAGATAATATTGAAATTTTAGAGCCGTTATAATTTATTTTAATTCGTAAAAAATTAAAATCAATTATAGTTTAATAAATAAATGGAGCAATATATTTTTTACGCATTGTTCATATCTGCAGTATATATCTTAATTAAATTTATTGAGATGAAAGTAATTTTAAAAGAATTTAAACCGTTAAAAGACGTTATTAGAGATACGATTGTTGTTTTTATTAGTGTAATCATCGGTATGTTCTTATATTCACAAGTATCCGGAACTATTAATATCAAGGGTTCTCCTACTGCGTTTATTGGAGCCGCCGATTTCTAAAATATCATATATAACTATCATATTTTACCTACAACATAATCGGTTCAAATTTGTTCCTTCATCGTGTCTATATTAATTAACTTAGATTTATTATTTTTCTTTTTTGTAATGATGAACCGATTGAAATGTGAATATTGTAAAACTTTAGACGGGACATGATTATTTACGGTTCTGGCAATCATTTTGTATAGCTTAAAGTCTGGGTATCGCTCGTCTCCGTTTGTTTTGTATAAAATATTACGATTTTTATCATCGTAACACCATTTTATAATAATATTAATAATTTCAGATTTATCTTGTGTAACATTTTCCAAATCATCTACATAATAATCAAACAATGAGCATCCTAGTCTACATAAATCAAAACTATTGTTAGGTTCAAGGCGTGGCTTGTTATCATTAAAATATGGTTCGCAATTATATTGGGTTGCTGCATCTCCTTCGGGGTGGTAGCTATCGCTACAAATTGTATTTCCGCGAAATTTATATATTGCTCTTCCAAAATCTATAAGTTTAAAAATTTTTCCAAATGTAGGAACCTTGTAGTATTTGTCATTATACTTATAGTATAAATATTGTTTTTCGGTTTTAATATACATAATATTATTTGTATGTAGGTCATTATGTGTGAATGAAAAAATCTTTTGATATGTAATTAGCATCATCAATATCTGAACAACAATCGCACTAAGTTCATCATCTGTTAACACATCGCTAGCAATTAATGCGTCTAATGTATCATTACATCTCTCAAGAGCTATTAGTTGAACGGGAAAAGCTTTAATATTAACATTAATTACTTCATCTGATAATGTAGAATCCATACTATCATCGTCGCTACAATCGTCGCTACAATCGTCATTATCACCATTATCGGAATTTGATGATCTCGAGGAACACGATTCACTAGAATTATCATCATTACATTCTTCAATCTTACCTTCATAAAATAATTCTGGACCATGGTTGTTACCCGATACATCTACTTCATTATTTACATTATCAAATAGATCATTAATATCATCTAACATTTCAGTCTCTGTTAGTATTATTTCATCCACACCTATATCGCCTCCAATTGTAATGTTGTTCTTGTAATTTCTAGTGTTCTTATTTAAAAGATCATTATGAAAAGAATTTTCAACTGTGAAAAGGGTTGACTTATTTTTATGAAAGTAATCAGAATCATACAGGTATTCAACTTCGTCATTTATATCATATATAAAATCGTGTTTAATTCCTAAGAATGAGCCATAAAAGTCTATACCGTGAATAAACTCATTATCGTTTAGTAATTGGCTTGTTAAATATGAAAAGAAACTGTCAACATATGCAGAATTGTTAGTGTCGCATAGTTTGGAATGTGCGACGTCATTTTCAAATCTAGGCAATTTTATTAAATCGTTATGAGAAGTATCATATTTACCGGTGATGTATTTGGTTGGGTCTAATAATGGACTGTATTTGAAAAACATTTGCTTTTCGTGAATAACATTGCTAATATCAGATACCTCTCCGACAAATTTATTTTCAGTTTCTCTACTTTTAATATTTTTGATGTGAAATTTATGATTAAGACCAATCGTGTTATAATTATTTTCATTAAGATTAAAAAATTTCTTGTAAATAGGGACATAATTCTGAATATCAGATAGATTTGTTAGCTCAATATTTTCAAAATTGCTAAATAAATTAGTGTTATCATATTTTTTATAAAAGAATTCCATTATTTAGAAAGCTATATTATAATAAACTAATATTTAACTCATATATTCGGATAAAAGAGTGCTTTTTTTTCTTAAATCCCTATAAATGACTTTAGAATTAAGAAAATTCGACATGTCTCAAATAAGTTTCAGACCAGACGAAAATAAGGGACCTGTCGTAGTGTTAATTGGACGTCGTGACACTGGTAAATCATATTTAGTTCGTGATCTTCTTTATTATCATCAAGATATTCCCATTGGCACTGTAATCTCTGGAACAGAGGCAGGAAATGGATTTTATGGTGGTCACGTTCCAAAATTATTCATACACGATGAATATAACACTGCTATCATTGAAAATATTTTGAAACGTCAGAAAACTGTATTGAAACAGGTAAAAAGAGAACTTTTGAATTATAATAAATCGTCTATTGACCCCAGAGCATTTGTAATACTGGATGATTGTCTTTTTGATAATAGCTGGACAAAAGATAAGATGATGAGACTACTTTTTATGAACGGTCGTCACTGGAAAATTATGCTCGTAATCACTATGCAATACCCTTTAGGTATTCCTCCTAATCTCAGAACCAATATTGACTATGTGTTTATATTAAGAGAACCCTATATATCAAATAGAAAACGTATTTGGGAGAACTATGCCGGTATGTTTCCTACGTTCGAGAGTTTTGCACAAGTAATGGATCAATGTACGGAAAATTTTGAGTGTTTAGTAATAGACAATAACTCAAAATCTAATAAATTACACGACCAGATATTCTGGTATAAAGCGGAACCAAGAGGCGATTTCAAATTAGGCTCAAAAGAGTTCTGGGAGATATCAAAAGACCTAGAATCAGACGAAGAAGAGGACGTGTATAATCCAAATACTCCCAAAAAGGGAGTCACAAAAATTAATGTTCGGAAGAACAAATGGTAAATTTAAGCTTTGATTCAACACATTTATTACCGGCTATAAATACCTCTTTGTCAATAGTAAATACGAAACTACAATCATGTGTCTCGGGTAAACGATGTTTCATACAATAGATTTGATTGCACCTACACTTCCCTGCGTGTTCCTCGACCACTTTAATTTTTTTATCGCACTTGGCGTGAGAACACACTAGTTTTGTCATTATTATACTTAAATATTCTAGATAATATATTTAAGTATCAATTTTTTTTGATTATGGCTTGTAAATGCTTATTTTGAAATTTCAATCTTCTTATCATCCACCTCATTATCATCGACACTTGCCTTGGTATCGGTTTCAGTAATAGCATTAACAGTTGTTTCTGAAGGCTTATTAATGGTGAGTTCGCTAAGCCCGTGGTCGTTGTTCTTATCAATCACAACATTATCATCTTCGAATAACTCCTTGCGAATATCAGATACGGTAGTCTCGTTATTAAACTTATTCTCAATACTATTCACATTATTAATAGATACCAGATTTCCATTCTCATCAATCGTCTGGGTTAACACATTACCGCTCTCGAGCGCCTTCTCCTTATTGTCATCAATCGCCTTCTTCTTGCTCTCCTTAACGCGCTTATCAAAATCTTCCTTTGCCGATTTCTCATTCTTATCCTTCTCGCTCATTAGCTGATTGAGTTCGTCCTCAAGATACTCCACCCGCCCAGTCTTATATGCCTCTGGGTGAAACGGAATCCACATTCCAACCGGACCAACATAGACATCATGGTTTGGGTCAATCTCACGAAGCATCTTACATCTCAGTTCTGCCTCCTGTTGCGACGGAAAACATCCACGCACCTTTAATCCACGCACACTCGTTTTAAAGCTGTGTTGCTCGTCAAACGTCTTGTCTAGTGCCTCTTCGTTGTTATCTACGTAGGTCTTATACTCGTCGTCGAGTGTGCTTGTGAATAACTTATCCCGCTGGTCCTTCACAAAATCCTCCATATCTTTTGTTAACTCGTCAAATTCTAGCGCATCGTATTTATAGGCAAGAAAACTCAAAAACTGTGTGTATTTTTCTAGCGATTTAGACATTTCCCATTGCTTTAGGAATTCATTAAAATAAAACAGATTTTTTTCCTTAATAATCTTTTCAGGGGACAGGAAAGAAACGCACGCGAACCTTTGACCTGCAACAGGCTTATCCTCGTCCAACAAGTCCACATATTTAGAGTTTAATGAACCATCCAAATTTATTTTTGTGGTAACGCCATCCGGTTTATTTTCCATATTAATAATACATTCGTTAATTATTTAAGCATTTTATTGACGATATATATATTTTTTTCTTATTATTATTTATAATATGGACTTAATAAACGGACTTAACATTAGTGAGTTGATTAAAAGAGCGATTAAATATTTAGTGGAGGGTATTATGGTGGCTCTTGCCGCCTTTTTGGTTCCGGACAAGAAGCGCACTCTCAATCTTGACGAAGTTGCCCTAATTGCGCTATGTGCGGCTGCCACATTTAGCATCCTTGACACATACGTCCCCGCTATCGCGGTCAGCGCCCGTTCGGGTGCCGGTTTCGGTATTGGTGCCAATCTCGTTGGCTTCCCCCGCTAAGCACGAGAGAGCAATTTAATCTAGTCAATTACCCAAAATAATATCTATAACAAATTTAGGTATTATTTAAATGGTTGGCACGAACTCCCAGTCAAGCTCATAGCATATTTTTTTCCAAATCTCATCTTGTTCTATTCGTTTCTCTCTGTCCTTTAACATAGGAAAAAACTCTAGAAATTGAACTTGATTTAGGAGTTCACATAATTTATAGACGGTGTAGTAATAATTTAAAAAATTAACTCTATCGTCTGGGCAATATTTAGCATATGGTGCCTGTATATCCATAAATAAATTACACAATGTCTCCTCTAATTCGGGGGACATTATGGGTGGCTTTATTCCCAATTTGTCTTTGATAAATGGGATATGCTCATAATATTTATTGTATCCCAGTTTTTTAAGAATCTCCTTTGCCTTTTTGTTTGTTATTTGATGGAGTCCGATTCGCTCCTTTTTAATTTGAAGCTTTATATTTAGCAATACTTCATCCGGAATCTGTGTGGTCTCCTTCGCCTGAAACTGGGCTAATATTTCGCGAAAGTGATTTATTCTTTTATAAGCATAGAAGCAGAGCTCTTTGGGTGGCTCTTTATACGATGACTTTTCATTGTCAACTAGATATTTCAAGGTTACGTGACAATTATTACATATTAAAATTCCCTCATGGTCAACCGGAATCAGTTCTCCATTATTACACGAACTACAAACATCCGTATGCTTTATGAAGCTGTCAATATTCAGAAACGTATCGTCCACGTTTACCAGATATTTTTGAACATTATTCTTGTTCTCAGTCGTACAATTCTTCTTTTTTTCAATATTAAAAAACTTGTCTAACCTGGTCAATTTATTAGTTCCTTCTGATATTTTCTTCTTGTCTTCAAAATAATCAAAAATGATGTTTGAATTTGTTAATAAATAATCCTTTTCCTTTCGTTTTGAATCTCTAATTTGGATTCTGATGGATTTGATACGCTCCTTTATGTCTAGAATATTCTCTACGGATAACCGAGGCGTCTCTTTATTATCATTCAGCTTCTGTTTTAGGCCTTCTTTTTCGTTTTCTAATGTTGGAAATAAATTATTATTATTATTGCTGAATTCCTCAAGCATATCGCTGTGCTTTCCATCAAGAGTAGTTGTATGTTTTGAATTAACCACAATTTTTTTTGTATTTTTGTGTTTAAATCCAACCATTTTTAGATATATTAAAGAAATTTATTTAAATAAAAATATTTTCGTGTATATTAATTATACATTATCTAATGTGTTTTTAATGGAACGGGAGAATGTGTGTATATCTACCTCTCCTGAAATTGAAATAGATACTATTAAATTACAAAAAATGACATTCATCTATAACGCACTTGAGTCTGGATGGGCTGTTAAAAAACGCAAGGACGCATACGTTTTTACGAAAAAACACGAGGGTAAGAAGGAGATATATTTAGACACTTATTTAAGGAGGTTTATTGAGACAAATATAGATATTAATAAACTTCTTTAGAAAAATGTATTGAACTAATAAATCAGATAATAAATTAATGTGAAAATCATAAATTTATTTTCTTTAGCATATATATAAAATGGGAGGTGGATTAATGCAACTCGTCGCTTACGGTGCCCAAGATGTCTATCTTACCGGCAACCCGCAAATTACTTTCTGGAAGGTGACCTACCGTCGCCACACCAACTTCGCCATGGAGTCGATTGAGCAGACTTTCAACGGCCAGGCCGATTTCGGTCGCCGTGTCACCTGCACCATCAGCCGCAACGGTGATCTTGCCTACCGCACTTACCTTCAGGTCACTCTCCCGGAGATTGGCCAGAGCCTTGAGAATGCTGACGGTCAGGATGTATTCGCTCGCTGGTTAGATTTCCCCGGAGAGCAGCTTATCCAGTCCGTCGAGGTTGAGATTGGTGGCCAGCGCATCGACCGCCAGTATGGCGACTGGATGCACATCTGGAACCAGCTCACTCTCTCCAAGGAGCAGGAGCGTGGCTACTACAAGATGGTTGGCAACACCACCCAGCTTACCTACCTCACCGACCCCGGCTTCGCTGCTGTCGACGGTCCGTGCGACACCACTGCCCCGAAGCAGGTCTGCGCCCCGCGCAACGCCCTCCCGGAGACCACTCTCTACGTGCCGCTCCAGTTCTGGTACTGCCGCAACCCGGGCCTTGCGCTTCCGCTCATCGCCCTCCAGTACCACGAGGTCAAGATTAACCTCGACCTCCGCCCGATTGACGAGTGCCTCTGGGCTGTCAACAGTCTTGACTCGGCCACTGGCGTCAAGGTTAACAAGGCCTACAACCAGTCGCTCGTTGCCGCCTCGCTCTACGTCGACTACGTCTTCCTTGAC